GAGGAGGACAAGGAATTGGCTATGGAGAGATACAGACTAATACCGACAGTGGTTAGCATTATTAGTTCTGTAGAATTTGCACTAGAAGAAGGTATTGAGTTTCCTGATTATCTGAAACTAGTTAAGTTAGTAGTAAAACATCATGTGCAAGTGGAATCTGAGGAGGGATAAGATGAGTATTGACGATGCCACACCAAAGGAATGGGATGCGGTAGCAATGAAGTCAGTTCCCACTTCTCGCCGTACCAAGGATAAAAACAAAAAAAGTCTCGGAAGCCCCGCGCCCGATGCCGTTGACCATCCACCACACTACAACCAAGGAAAGATTGAAAGTATTGACTACATAGAAGACTCCTTGGGTGAGGGGTTTAACTATTATTTAGAGGGTTCCATAAAAAAGTATTTGCATAGGTGGCGTTATAAGCATGGAGATAAAACTGAGGGATGTGTAGAGGACTTACGTAAGGCGAGATGGTATTTAGATAGATTAATAAAGAATCAAGTGGTCGATAAATGAATCTTATAACAATAGACTTTGAGACATACTACGACAGAGATTATAGTCTTAAAAAATTGACTATGGAAGAGTATATAAGGGACTCACGCTTCGAGATTATTGGTATAGGTATAAAAGTAAATAACGAAGAGACTATGTGGGCCAGCGGTACACATGAACAGCTACACGATTTCCTGCAAGAGTTTGATTGGGGAGACTCCGCTGTATTAGCACATAATACTATGTTTGATGGTGCCATACTAAGCTGGTTATTTAACATCCGTCCGAAGCTATATCTGGATACCCTATGCATGGCACGTGCAGTACATGGCGTGGATACATTCGTAAGCCTCGCTGCTTTAGTTAAAAAGCATAAACTTGGTACAAAAGGCACTGAAGTTTTAGATGCTTTAGGTATAAAAAGAGAGGATTTTACAGAACAGCAACTTGGTGAGTATGGTGATTATTGTGTCAATGATGTTGACCTAACCCATGCACTATTTAAAAAGCTATCCACTAGAGTTCCTAAACAAGAGTTACGTTTAGTAGATTTAACACTACGGATGTTTATACAACCAGAACTAGAGTTGGACTTACCACTACTAGAACAGCATCTAAGTAGTGTTAAAAACCACAAGAAGAACCTGTTAGTAAAATGTGGAACAGATAGAACCGTGTTGATGAGTAATCCGAAGTTTGCTAATAAACTAGAAGAGTTAGGGGTTCAACCACCAGAAAAGATCAGTCCCACTACGGGGCAGACTACTCATGCGTTTTCTAAATCAGACGAAGGATTTAAGAAGTTACTCACTGACTCAAACCCCGATATTCGCAATCTTATAGAGGCTAGACTGTCTTTGAAAAGCACGCTTGAGGAAACAAGAACTCAGAGATTTATTGATATTGCTAAACGAGGATCGCTACCTGTACCCCTAAGATATTATGCAGCACACACAGGCCGTTGGGGTGGAGATGATAAGATCAACATGCAGAACTTGAGCAGCCGAGGTAAGGCTAAGATATTAAAACATAGCATAGTAGCACCAAAAGGACATATGTTGATTGATTGTGACTCCTCTCAAATAGAGGCACGTGTGCTTGCATGGCTCGCAGAACAAGAAGACTTGGTAGAAGCGTTTGCTAACAAAGAAGATGTATACGTCAAGATGGCTTCTAAGATATATGATATAGATGAGGCAAAAGTAACAAAGGAACAAAGGTTTGTTGGTAAGACTACTATCTTAGGGTGTGGGTATGGCATGGGCCATGAAAAGTTTAAAGATCAATTACAAACTTTCGGCACAGATATAGAGTTGTCTGAAGCCAAGCGGATCATACAAGTTTACAGAGAGACTAACTACAGTATATTTATGTTCTGGAAAGAAGCAAACAAGATGTTAAAAGATATGATGAACAACTGTGCACGTTCTTTCGGTGTAGATAATATAGTAAAGCCTGTACGGATGGTAACCAGATACTCCCTCGACAAAAATTATGGTATCAAGTTACCGTCAGGACTTTGTATGCGGTATTCCGACATGAAAGAAAGTAACGGTGAGTTCTCTTATAAAGGCAAAGCTGGTAGAACAAAAATATATGGTGGTAAAGTAACAGAAAATGTATGTCAAGCTATCGCCCGTTGTATTATAGGAGAGCAGATGTTGAAAATAGCAGAGAGATATAGAGTTGTTCTCACTGTACATGACTCCGTTGTGTGCTGCGTGCCAGAAAATGATCTTGATGATGCTAGACATTATGTAGAGAAATGTATGAGCACTACCCCCGAGTGGGCAGAAGGACTACCAATTACATGCGAGTCAGGTGTAGGTAAATCATATGGACAATGTGGAGGTTAACAATGCCCTATAAAAACCCCAAAGACCGGAAGAAACAACCCTATCCACCAAAAGGCACGAAGGAACACGAAGATAGGATGGAGCGTCAACGTGCTAGGCGTGCGATGGATAAGAAAGGTGTAGACCGCAAAGGTAAAGATGTCAGTCACGATAAACCCTTGAAGAAAGGTGGTAAGAACAAGGATGGTATAAAGATGGAAGACAGGTCATCAAATCGCAGAAGGAACTATAAAAAAACTTCAAAAACTCCAAAATAGAGCTTTATAGAGTTTATGGAGTTTAGGTTGTTATATGTTACATGATATTAAATCACTATGAGGATAACTAACTAAATGGTTGATTTCAGTCCTTTGTTAGTAAATAGGTCCTTACATGATACTAAAATACTATGAAGATAACTAACTAAAACGCAACTGCGTTTTTAAGATGATAGCAACTGGCTCTCGCTAGTAAATAGGTTGTTATATGTTACATAATGCTAAAACACCATCACCGTTTGCACATCAAGTCACAACGACAAAGTTTCTAGTGGACAATCGAAAGGCTTTTTGTTTCAACGAACAGGGCACAGGTAAAACTGCTTCTGCGATTTGGGCTTCTGATTATCTAATGAAGAGAGGGATAATAAAACGTGTACTTGTAATATGTCCTCTTTCTATCATGGAGTCAGCTTGGGAAGATGACTTACAAAAATTTGCCCCGCATCGCTCCTCTGACATAGCCTACGGCCCTGTTAAAAAACGAGTAGAAAAAATAAATAATGGTGCTGATTACGTCATAATTAATTATGCAGGTGTGGAGATTGTAAAAGATAATTTGCGGGATTTTAATCTAATTATTGTTGATGAAGCCACACATTATAAAAATGCACAGACAAAACGTTGGAAAACACTTAACGCGCTAGTTGATGATGATACATACGTATGGATGATGACAGGCACCCCCGCCGCACAAAGTCCTCTAGATGCTTTTGGCCTAGCAAAAATAATAAACCCTTGCAGTGTCCCCCGTTATTTCGGACATTTTAGAGATCAAGTGATGATGCAAGTGTCTCAATTTCGTTGGGTTCCTAGACAAGGGGCTACAAAACGAGTTTATAACGTCTTACAACCTGCTATTCGATTTACCAAAGATGAGTGTTTAGATTTACCTTCTATGACTTATGTAAAGAGAGAGGTAGAACTAACGAGCCAACAAAGAAAATACTACAAGCTCCTTAAAGATAATATGACTTTTACAGTTAACGGCAAAGATATAACAGCATCTAACGCGGCGGTAAATATGAACAAGCTACTACAAATATCTTCTGGTGCGGTATATTCTGATGAAGGACACTCTTTAGAATTTGATGTATCTAATAGGTATAAAGTGCTAAAAGAAGTGATAAACGAATCAGCTAAAAAGGTCTTAGTGTTCGTCCCTTTTAAACATACTATTCAAATAGTAGCTGAAAAACTACAGGATGATGGTATATCTACAAATGTTATATCAGGTAACGTTACCGCAAGTAAAAGATCAGAAATATTTAAAAAGTTTCAGACGGAGCCAGATCCTAGAGTATTGGTAATACAACCGCAGTCTGCTGCCCACGGAGTTACTTTGACTGCTGCTAATACAGTAGTATGGTGGGCACCCATAATGTCTTTAGAAACATATGCTCAAGCAAACGCGAGGGTTCACAGGGCCGGACAAGACAACAAATGTACGGTAGTGCAGTTGCAAGGTTCACCCGTAGAAAGACACTTTTGGGTAGCAATAGATAATAAAACTAACATTCACACAGAAATAGTTGAACTTTATAGGAAACTGCTGTAGGATCACTTAATACAGTAAAGGAGAATTTAAGTATGACAAGTGGAGTATTAGTACCAATAGAGGACGTTGCAAAATTCTTTTCGGTCTCTGTGTCTACCATACGGGTTTGGGTACGGCGGGGACTTGTACCAGATAATTGCTACGTAAAGATTGGAAACACCAAAAGATTTAATTTAGAAGCTATGGAAAAAGAGTTTAACCCAGCCAAAGCTAATAAATCGGATGATGCCCCGAAGCCACAGCCCCAAGAGATGATTACGTTTGAGGACATGTAATGATATCTATGGATATGTCAAATGAGGATTACCACGCGCATAAAGCTATTAGTAGCTCTGCCGTTAAAATGGTACATCTAAAATCTTTACTGCACTGGAAGAAGAATGTGTATAAAGAAAACACCGCATTTGACTTAGGCACTGCCGTACATGCA